AGACAAAGTGGAAAACACTACCGAACAAGCCGCTCCTGCCGTTGAACCGGTAGCAGCTCCAATCGTCGAACCTGTACAGGCATCACGTCCGGCCTATTACACATCACCACGATCACCAATCGTGAACAAGGTTTCATATCTTGAGCATTACCTCAAGGCAACAATTTTGCACGATGAGGATTCTCGTCAGTATGTAAAGGCTGCCGACAATACAACATCAACAGCACCGGGAATGGTTCCAACACCACAGAGCACACAGGTCATCAACGCATTGGCTAACGCTGATCGTGGTTGCATCGATGGCATTAGTCGCGAAACATTAGTGGCCGAAGGCATGACGTTCGAGCTGCCCCGTGTAACAGCTGTGCCCAGCGTTGATGCAATTGCTGAAAATGGCGCAATCACAGAATCATCACTATCAGCGACATTTTTATCAGTTAGCGTGCAACCATTCAAAGGCCGCGCAATTTCAACGGTTGAATTGATCGACCGTAGCCGTCCAGAATATCTCACAGCTTTGTTGCAGAATCTTGAATTTGCTTATGCAAAAGAGACAGACGAATTCGCACTAGCAGCAATGCAAGCGGCCGTTACTACCACAACAGCACAGGCAGCAAATTCAGCAACAGGATTCCTTGGGTACACATCACAGGCGGCAGCTGCCGTTTATGGTTCATCACTAGGTTTCGCTCGCTCATTGATCGTTTCACCTACACAATGGGGAAACATCATGGGTTATAACGACAATGGCACACCTCTTTACAATGCGGCACAACCTAGCAATCAGGCAGGAAATGTCCGAGGCGATTCATTGCGCGGTGTAGTTTCACCGGGTCTGAACCTTTATGTTTCACGATCATTTGGCAACGCTGGTACAACAACAGCCGATGGCGATTCATCAATGGTAGTTGTGAATCCAGATTCTTACACATGGTACGAATCTCCACGCTTTACGCTACGCACAAACATCAACAGCGATGGAACAATCGATATCCTGTATTACGGCTATGGCGCACTCGCTGCCAAAGTTCCAAATGGTGCACAATTCAATAACCTCCCATAAACAAAAATCAAGATCGGTAGTGGTCGCTCCCGAACACTACTGACACGAAAGGAACCGAGATGCCAGCAATAGTCACAGCCTCACAGCTGAGAACGATTCTTGGTGTCTCGGTTTCTTTATATTCCGATGCATTTTTAGACAACATTATCGATAGCGCGGAGCAAACAATTTTGCCGTTGCTTACACAATACCGATCATCCGTCAATTTCGCGTTTGTGGACAACGGCATCATTCATTTCACAACGGTTCGCCCAAATTATTTTGTGCCGGGTCAATCCGTGGTTGTTGCTGGATTAACAGCTTACAACGCGACTTATACGGTCACAGATGATCGAATCGAACCAAACATTTTTACCGCTGCGACGGCTGCCGCTGATACACCTTATCCGATTCCGTTTATTCCTAACGGAACCGCGACATTATCCGGATCATCGGCAGCGCAGCTGTACGCATCAACACCACCCGTAGAAAACGCCATTTTGGTTGTGTCGGTTGAGATTTTTCAGAGCATTACAGCTCCCGGCAATCAAATCATGTCAGACAATTTTCAGCCGAGCCCATTCGTACTCGGGCGCAGCTTGACCAATCGTGTTATTGGCCTATTGGGGCCATTTTTAGATGTTGAAACGATGGCACAATGACAATTGAATCAGCCATCCGCACGCCGTTAAAAACAGCACTTTCGACAATAGCCGCGAATGTGTACAACGGAATCCCGGAAACAATGACAAGCCCATCGATTTGTTTGATTCCGGATGCGCCGTATTTAGAGAGCGTACTCATCAACGGATCAACCACAAAAGTGAAAGTCAATTTGACCGTCACCGGAGTGGTCGGTTATTCCAACAATGCCGCAGCTTTAGACAATTTAGAACAGCTCATGATCAGCATCATTAGCACAATGCCGGCCGGCTATGAAGTCGGCAATGTCAATCAACCACAACCATTGGAAGTCGGTGCCGGTAAATACCTTACGGCCGATTTACAAGTTAGCACCTACTACACCAACTAAGGAGAAAACAAATTGCCAACCACAATTATTACCGGGCGTGATTTAGCTTTCACAATTGCGACAGAATCGTATGACGCGCAAGCTACATCCGTCACACTTACAAATGAACACACTATTGAAACTTATCAAACACTCGATGGCCGCGCTTACAAGGCAATCGATGATTCCTGGACTCTTGATGTTGAAATGCTTGCAGATTGGGGCGCAAGCGGATCACTATTAGAGGCAATGTGGACAGCGTGCGAAAGCGCACCAAACACAACATTGGCTGTTTCATTGACAGCTGTTACGGGTGCCGTTTTTGCTTTTAACATTTTGCCTGTATTCCCAACAGTAGGCGGAGCAGCACCGGGCGCACAGACCGTCACTATGTCATTCCAAGTAGTCGGTACACCTACCGAAACTTTTAGCTAAAAAACGAATCGGGAGCAAATAAATGAAACTAGCAATCACAATTGAATTCACGGCCGGTGACAATGCGACATTCATCGCATTGCCGCCGGAGTGGATGAAATGGGAACAAAAGACAGGCAACACAATTCAACAGGTACAGGACAAGCTCGGCATTGCCGATTTGATGTTTTTGGCTTATCACGCCATGAAACGTGAATCCGGCGGCAAGCCTGTCAAACCTTTTGAGGCATGGTGTGAAACCGTGACAGACATAAAGATCGGGGACATTGATAGCCCAAAAGCTATCGATCCGGAAGCCTAAATCGTTTGATTTGGGAGTTAGCAATAGCGACCGGATTGTCACCGTCTCAATTTGAAACGGCCGAAGATGTATTGACAGCGATTGAGATACTGGAGAAGCGGAATGGAAACTGAATCAATCACTTATGACAAAAGTGATTTGCGCGGAATCCTTAAAGCTTTCAAAGCCATGGATGAAGCTGCGGTAGATCAAGCTAAAGCCGTTTCAAATGGTTTGGCTACCTATGTGCAATCCAAAATCATTGGCGCAGCTGGCAACAGGCCCAATCAGGCAGCGAGCCGAATCGCACAAGGTTCGCGTGTAAGCAAATCATCCAAAATCGGTGAATTGTCTTTTGGTTTTGTGTCTCAGAAATTTTCAGGCGGCGGCACAACGCAACAGCTATGGGGCGGCTACGAATTTGGATCGAACAAATTCAAGCAATTCCCGGTGTGGTCAGGTCGTGGGCCGCGTGGCGGATCAGCCGGATATTTCATTTATCCAACTCTCAGAGCAGAACAGCCAGCAATCATTAATCAATGGGAAAATGCATTTACTAAGATTTTGAAGGAGTGGTGATGGCTGGTCAATCAAGAACGCTCAAATTATCAATTTTGGCCGATGTTGATCAGCTAAAAAAGAGCTTAGATACGAGCACCGAGGATGTAGGTAATTTTACCGGCAAATTAGACGGATTCAAAAAAATGGCCGGTGCGGCTTTTGCCGCCGCCGGTGTAGCTGCGGTTGCTTATGCTGGCAAATTGGCAATTGATGGCGTAAAAGCTGCAATTGAGGATGAACAGGCTCAAGTCAGATTGGCCAACGCCTTAAAAAACACGGTTGGCGCAACCGATGGCGCAATCAAATCCGCTGAGGATTGGATTTTACAACAATCATTGGCAACGGGCATCGCAGACGATGAGTATCGTCCGGCTTTAGAAAGATTGACAAGAAGTACAAAATCAATTGAGGAAGCTCAAAAGCTGACAAATCTTGCGGCTGACATAGCAAAAGCAAAAAATCTTGATTTAGCAACCGTCGCAAATGCATTGGCTAAAGCCAACGATGGACAAACAGGCGCATTGAAAAAATTGGGAATTACCTTAGGAGACAATGCAACAAATCTACAAGAATACAACAAAGTTCAAAAACAATTAGAAAAGGCGCAATTAGACGCCAATTTTGCATTGGAACAATACGGGCCAAAATCTAAGGAATACATTAAAGCTTCGGAAAAAGTCACAGAAACACAAGAAAAAGCTAACACTATTGCAGCTGCCGGAATTGATGTTTTTGGTGAATTGGGCAAAGAATTTGCCGGGGCGGCCGCCGAGTCAGCCAATACATTTCAAGGCAAATTGGATCGGTTAAATGTTGCATTTGCCGAAGGTAAAGAAACAATCGGTGCTTTCATTCTCGATGCAATAACACCATTGGTGACATTTGTCGTTGATAATGTCGTGCCAGCCATTTCTAAATTTATTGGGGCCGTCGGTGGGGATGAAGGTTTAAGCAATACTTTCAGCGTGTTTATCGATGGGGTCAAAAATTTGGTCTTGCCAATCTTAAACAGTCTCAAAGGCGTGTTTGATAAAATCAAAGCAATCGTTGTAGAAAACAAAGAGGAATTTGGAGCGTTAGTCACTTTCCTTTCAAAAGTGGTCGCACCATTTTTTGGTACCGTTTTTAGCACATCGATCAAAGTTTTAGGCACAGCGTTGTCAGGTATTTTGACCATTGTTGCTAAAATCATTGACGGCTTTTTATCAATCATTAATCTAGGCAAAAAAATCGGGGATGCGCTTGGCGGTTTATTTGGCAATGATTCAAACAGATCATCATCGATGGGTGTTGGGTCATTTTCAGAGGCAGCTTCAAATCGTCTGCAATCAATCAAAGCAAATGCCGGCCAAACAATCAACATCACGGTCAATGGTGCCGTTGATGCCATTGGGACAGCCCGACAAATTGCACAGATTCTCAGCCGTGAAGCTACAACATCCGGCACATTTACCAATTTGGGCGTGTCAAAGGTTGTGTCAATCGCATGACATGGCTACCAAATGCCACGGTAACCATAGGTGGCACAGCCTACACAGCTGAAACATTGTGGGATGGCACGATCACTTATGGCCGCACAAATGTGTGGCAACAGGCTCGCGCCGGTTATGCACAAGTCGGGATTCTGAATCAAAATAATGTTCACAACCTATTTCAAATCAATGATTCATTGGTCATCACAATTGATGATTCAACCGGTGCGCCCATCACGGTTTTTACGGGAGTGGTCACGGACATTGAAAACGAAGTCAATGCCGGTGGTGCGATTGCCGATGTAGTAGTTCAAACAATCACAGCCGTCGCGCCATTTGCTTTCATGGCTCGCAAGATTGTCGGCACATCAAACTATCCCAAAGAATTTGAGGATGATCGAATCACCACAATTTTGACGGAAGCCGGCGTCACGATTGATGTAGTGGACACGCCGCCGATTTATGAATTCACAGCTCGGCCAGCCGGTGCGACCGATGCATACTCATTGGCTGCCTACTATGCACAAATGGCTTTCGGTTACATTTACGAGACAACCGATGGAAAAGTCGGCTATGCCAACGAATCACACAGGCTCAACGATGTGCAGACAAACGGCTATTTGACGATCCCGGAGTCTTACATCCTCACAAGTGGAGTTTCTAGCAATACGACGCTCAATGATTTGACAAATGATGTCTTGCTGTCTTACAAGGCTGGAGCAACGGTAACGAGCTCGGATGCCACATCAATTTCGATTTATGGCCGACAAGCTGCGTCGATTTCAACCGAGCTTGAACACACAGCCGAGGCACAATATCAAGCCGACCGGTATGTCGATCTCAGAGCTTATCCACAAACGAATTTGTCAAGCTTTACCATCCAGCTCGACTCAAGCTTTGTCACAGCTGCCGATCTTGATGAGCTGTTGGGCATGTATATGGGCAAGCCAATCGAGATTTTGAATTTACCATTGGGGATTATCCCGAATGCGTATGAAGGATTTGTGGAAGGTTGGCGATTGGTTTTCAATCAATATCAAGCCGCAATTGCACTTACAACGACCGATTCATCGCTATCGATTGTTCCGACACGCTGGCAGGATGTTGATCCGGCACAGCAATGGCAAGATGTTGGCTCAACGGTACGATGGTACCAATACGAATAAGGAGAAAACATGGCTACATCACCGGTGTATGGCTGGCCTGAACCTGCGGACACGGATTTTGTCAAGGATGGTGCGCTCGCAATGCGTGATCTAGGCAATGCCATCGATAGCACATTGAGCCAACAAATGACTCAGATTTTGATGGGAGTTTTCTAAAATGGCCACAACACCAAAAACGCTGTTTCGCGGAGCTGCTACGACTACGGTTGGCACGACGCTTTACACAACACCGGCGGCAACGACTACCGTGGTCACGAACATTATTGTTACCAATACAGCGGCCGCAGCTGCAACATTTACGATGGCATTGGCTGGCACATCAATGGGCACAACAATCGCCATCCCATCGCTGTCACAAGTTTTTATTGATTTGCGTCAAGTATTGACGGCAACACAAACAATCACCGGCGGAGCTAGTGCCGTCACAGTCACATTTCACATCGCCGGAGCGGAGATTTCCTAAATGGCCATTTCATCATTTCCACCAAGTACCGTAAGCGGACTTAACCAGCTGACTTTACAAGCAACAGTTACATCAACGAGCAATGTGACAATTCCATCATCGATCAAA